AATAGTGTTAAGGAGAAATTAACATGGCACTGGGTACTAACCACGTCACCAATACTACGGCGGCAACTTTCATCCCCGAAATTTGGTCTGACGAAATCATCGCGGCATACGAGAAGTCACTCGTACTCGCCAATCTTGTAAACCGTATGCCAATGACAGGCAAGAAGGGTGACACATTACACATCCCTAAGCCTACTCGTGGCGATGCATCTGCTAAAGCGGCTTCAACTCAGGTAACACTGATTGCGGCTACTGAGTCAGAAGTGCAAGTCACTATCGATCAACACTACGAGTATTCTCGTTTGATCGAAGACATCACTGACGTGCAAGCTCTGTCTTCACTCCGTCAGTTCTACACTTCCGATGCAGGTTATGCGCTTGCTAAGCAGGTTGACACTGACTTGTTTGCCCTTGGCAAATACCTTGGTGACGACAACGGTTCTGGTTCTGACTGGATTCACAGCAACTCATTCTACATGGATGCTTCTACAGGCCTCACAGCCTATGCAGTAGACACTGTAGTTCCTGCTGATGTTTTCTCAGACGCAGGCTTCCGTGCCGCTGTCAAGCAGTTAGACGACAACGATGTTCCTATGGACAATCGTTTCCTTGTTGTACCTCCTTCAGTCGTTCAGACTATCCGTGGTATCGACCGTTACAACTCATCTGATTTCGTATCAGGTCAGCCTGTAGCAAATGGAAACATTGGATCACTGTACGGTATCCAAATCTATGTTTCTACTAACTGCCCTGTTACTGAAACAGCCGCTGAAAACGCCGCTACTGGTGGTGGCGAGTTGAAAGCAGGTATCTTAGGTCACAAAGACGCTATGGTATTTGCAGAGCAACTAGGTGTTCGCTCACAAACTCAGTACAAGCAAGAATACCTTGGTGACTTGTTCACTGCAGACACTCTCTACGGTGTCAAGGTACTCCGTCCTGAGTCAGCTTTGGCATTGGTCTTCAACGCCTAAAGCAACCTAGGGGTCACATTCGTGGCCCCTTCCTTATTTCTAACTGGAGAGTGTAATGGCTATCTTTCGTGGTATTGGCGGTGCAGGTGATTCAACAACTGACGCTACAGTTACTGAAGTAACTCAGCAAGCAACTAACGCCGCCGCATCTGCAACAGCCGCCGCCTCTTCAGCATCTTCAGCCGCTACTTCAGCAAGTAATGCGGCAACTTCAGCTACTGACGCAGAGACAGCAAAAACAGACGCTGAGACTGCTCAGACTGCCGCAGAAGCGGCTCAAACCGAAGTAGAGGCTATACGGGATAGTATTGAGTCGTTCTACTTAGGAGCAGAAGCTACAGAGCCGACAACAGACGACAACGGCGATGCTCTTACTGCGGGCGATTGGTACTTCAATACTACTGATAATCAAACCTACATTTATAATGGCACTTCATTTCAAGGTGTCTCCCCTGATTTACTAGGTGACATTACACCACAACTAGGTGGTAATCTTGATACTAACGGTAGTGACATTCTTGTTGCGGATGATGATAGTATTAAAATTGGAACAGGTAATGATTTAGTTTTATCTCATTCTTCATCGACTAATATTTCTACTCTTGCGACATCTTCTGCTTCTGATGTGTTTCAAATCAAGGGAGGAACAAGTGCGTATTTTCAAGGTCATCTTGGTTATGCAAAACTGTTTGGTAATACCAGTGTTAAATTAGAAACAACTTCAACTGGTGTAGATGTTACTGGTACTGTTAATGCTGACACTTATACAGGCGGTAACGTATCTAATTGGGATACAGCATATGGATGGGGTGACCACAGTACAGCAGGATACTTAACACAGGTTATTGACGATACTAGCCCTCGCCTTGGAGGTTCGTTACTTACTAGCAATAATAATATTACTTTTGCTACTAACGATAAAGCTCAGTTTGGGCCATCACTTGCTCTTAAAATTTATCATGATGGGTCAAACAGTTATATTACGGATTCGGGTATTGGTAACCTAAAAATAGTAGGTAGTCAGATTGATCTACTTGGTGGTGCTGATGGTGCGGAAACAATGGCAACTTTTGTTGATGATGGGGCTGTTACGCTTTATTACGACAATGGAGCAAAACTCGCCACAACCTCCACAGGCGTTGATATAACAGGCACAGTTACTACAGATGGGTTCACTGTTAATGATTACTCACTTCCTTCAGCCGATGGTACTAACGGTCAGGTACTGACAACTAACGGTGCAGGTACGCTGTCGTTTGCTGATGCGTCCACTGTAGCGGCTCTAAATGATCTAACAGACGTATCAACTTCTGGCATTGCTGATGGTCAAACCATTGTGTACAACTCAAGCACTACATCGTTTGAGCCGGGTACTGCAGGCGGTAACACAGCCGTTGTAGGTTGGGAAAACCAGATCACGGTAGCAGAAAACTACACAATAACTTCAGGTAACAACATGGTAAGTGCTGGGCCGATCACGATTGATACAGGCTACACAGTCACAGTACCAACAGGATCAAGATGGGTGGTGGTGTAAGATGGCACTAGAACTAAACGGAACAACTGGCGTATCGCTTATACAGGATGGGGTTGTTACTGCGGCTGATTTGGCGAGTGGTGCAATTACAGGTGCGGCGTTGCCTACTGGTACTATTTTACAAGTGCAAAGCGGGGTGTATGAAGGGGCAAACACTAGCATATCAAGTACGTCCTATACTACTACTCCTTTAACTGCAACGATTACACCTAGTTCAACATCAAACAAAATATTGATACAAGCAAGTATGCCTTTAGATGATAATGCAGGAATAAGAATTGACACCACTGTCTACCGCAACGGCACGAATATCGGTTCTGGGAAAAACTCAAACAATAGCTTGTCCACAATGAACCCAATAAGTCAGGGCCGTGAGATTATGCAAATGGGATTGTTGTATATGGATACTCCTGCATCTACATCAGCACTGACATATACCATTTACATAAGGGTTCAAAGTCAGGGAATGATACTTCATGCAAATGAAGCGTCAGCAACAATCACACTCATGGAGATCGCCGGATGAATATAGCAGACGCACTCCACTCACTAGGCATCACAGAATGGGCGTTGCGTGGTGAGCCGACTTCTGAAGCTGAGTTCAACGCAATGTTCAGTAAAGTAGTCGGAGCAGACGACAATGGTTCAGCTATTGAATCGTCTGACCCCGCTGACTTTGGTGTCACTTGGGCTGAAGTCAAAGCCAAGTACGACGAACTGGTAGCCGCAGAACCTATGCGCTTACTCAGAGCCGAACGCAACCAACGTCTCGCAAACACAGACTGGTGGGCATCGTCTGACCTGACAATGACAGCGGAGCAGACAGCCTACCGCCAAGCACTGCGTGATATTACAGAAACATACACTAGCCTAGATGATGTCGTCTGGCCGGAGAAACCAAATGTCTAAGGTAGCAATCCAAGGCAACGCATCGGGAACTGGCACTTTCACCATTGCCGCACCCAATAGCAACACTGATCGCACACTGACTCTACCAGATGAGGCGGGGACGGTGTTGACGAGTGGCGGCAGTCACTTGATGGTTGATAGCTATTACCTGACTGATTCTCAAACTCTTACCGATAACTCTCAAGTTATTGGTTCAGATGACGGCATGACTTGGACTCACGACACAAACAGTTATTTTGGCAGTATTGGAACTGGAATGTCCGAATCTAGTGGAACATTTACTTTTCCGTCCACAGGAATCTATAAGATCACTGCACAGTTGAGTATGGACTCAGATGGTAATGACACTAATATATATGGTGCATTACAAGGCAGTTCTGACGGGGGGTCAACTTGGTTTCCTATTAGATACAGCAGTGATTTCAGTACCACAAGTGGGCAAAACACCTCTCACCCAATTGTAGATTTTTATAAAGTAACAGACACGGCTAACGACAAAGTTCGTCTTCAGTTCGCAGGAGCGACAGGAGCGACAGCGGTAGGCACTCGATTTTATACTTATATTATTTTTGAACGTGTGGGGGATGTGTCATGAGCGAAATCCTTGTAAACACAATTAAGAAAGCTGATGGCACAGGCAACCTCAGTGTCCCTGCTGAGACAGGTACGGTGGTGACCACTGCATCTCCATCGTTGGGGCGCAGGAATCTCATCATCAACGGTGCGATGCAGGTGGCACAGCGTGGGACGCAAAGCACTGGGATTACCACAACAGGATTTAGAACGGTTGACCGCTTTAGAACATCACTGGGTACTTTGGGAACGTGGACAGAAGATCAGTCTACGGACGCACCTAATGAATTTGCTAACAGTTTTAAGTTGACCTGTACTGCCGAAGATGCCTCGCCCGCCGCAGGTGATGTTGCTTACATCCGATATATGTTTGAAGGCAATGAGTTGCAAGGACTGGCTTATGGCACAGCATCGGCCAAGGATTTAACGCTATCTTTTTGGGTTAAGTCTAACAAGACTGGTTCAGCTACGGTTCAGCTTTTACAGAACGATAATTCAAGTAAAAACATCAGCCCGTCTTACACGATTAGCTCTGCCGATACTTGGGAATACAAAACAATTAGCATCCCTGCTGACGTTGCAGGAAACATTGACAATGATAACGGCCCTGCTGTTTCTTTAATCTGGTGGTTAAACTCTGGAACTAACTTCTCAAGTGGCTCTAACCAGACAACATGGGCAACTTATTCTGCTACGGATTCTAATGCGTCTAACCTAGGTGTAGGTGGAGCAATATCGGATTACTTCCAAATCACCGGAGTCCAACTAGAAGTCGGCTCTTTTGCGACACCTTTCGAGCATCGCTCATACGGAGAGGAGCTTGCGTTGTGTCAGAGGTATTATCAAAAGTCTTATTCTGACGATGTTGTACCGGGAACCGTAACCTATAGTGGAAGGCAGTCAATGACTGCAAGTGGCACTACGCTTTCTACGACAGTATCACTGGTAACATCAATGAGAGCGAATCCAACCACTGTTATGTACAGTCCTAACACAGGAAATACAGGAATTGATATTAGTTCAGCAAATGCTCAAGGAGCCACCGTGGCTGATCAAAGTACTAAGTATTTTAGAGTTGCCAAAGGTGGAACCCCCGGATCACTGTCTTTTCATTACACGGCAGATGCGGAGTTATAAATGGAACAGATGAACATTACTTCAGCGCATTATGTTGATCCATATAACAACGGATCACATGACAGCATCACCGCAGTAATTGACGGCATCACCATGTCAGTCCCACTAGACCCTGCAAACCGCCACTACGCAGAAATCATGCGTCAGGTTGAGGCGGGTGAGCTAACCATACAAGAAGCAGACAGCTAAGGAACGGGGATGACAATGGCAACAGAAAGCACTAAAACTTTAGTAGACGGTTTAAGTGTAGTCACTGTAGTAGGAACAATTGGTGAACTGTTGCCACCTATGGCGGCGTTGTTTACATTAGTATGGACAGCAATAAGGATCTACGAGACGCAAACAGTACAGAGGTTATTGGGCAAGGATAGCCCCGATGATAGCTGAACTAGCCGCCGCTAATGCGGCCTTTGGCGTTATTAAAGAAACCATCGCCAACGGTAAAGAACTGTATGAAGCAGGACAAGCACTAGCAGACTACTTTGGCTTAAAAGCTGAGATACAAAAGAAAGCACATGAACACGGATATAAGTCTGACCTTGAAGCGTTCATGGCTACAGAGCAACTCAAAGAATATGAGGAGGCTCTGAAGCAAATGATGATCTGGCAAGGGCGAGCCGGGTTATGGACAGATTGGTTAGACTACCAGAGGAAGATGAAGGAAAGCCGTGAAGCCGCAGAGAAAGCTGAGAAAGCCAAAAAAGCTCAACGTAAGAAGCAGATTGTTGATATTTGTATTAGCATCGGTTTGGGCGTTAGCGTTCTCTCAGCCATTGGCTTGGTAATATACATCTTCTACTGGCTCAGTAAACAGTAGGTCACCTATGTGGATCATCTATGGAATTATTACGATTGCTTTACAACCCGGTGTGTTTCAGGTTGTAGAACGGAAAGAATACACCAATCCTCAAGATTGCTTTAAGGACGCTATGGTAATCATGGCTGACACTAACGATCCTAGAGGCATGGCTTGTGTACCAATACCACAGGAAGGAAAATGACACTACATTACTTAAACATTGTTTGGCACATTGCATTCTTTTGTGCATTGTTTAGTTAAGGATGACAGATGCTTGGATTAGTCACAGCTATCACGAACTTGGCAGGTACATGGGTCAGTGCCAAGGCGGAATCAACCAAGGCCACCGCAGAGGCCAAAGCCACCGCACTGAAAACAGCGGCACAGTCCACAGCGGATTGGGAACGCATCATGGCCGAAGCATCCAAGAACTCGTGGAAAGACGAGTGGTTAACGATAGTGTTCAGTATACCACTGATACTTGTCTTTATACCAAGCATGGTAGGACATATCCAAGCGGGGTTCAACGCATTGGCAACTTTGCCGATTTGGTATCATGAGATTCTCATGGTGATTGTTCTTGCTAGCTTTGGTGTCAAAGCCGGTAAAGGTGTTATGGAGATGTTAAAGAAATGATGTACGGTAAAAAGAAAACGACTAAAGCCTTCAAGACCTGTGCAGGTTGTAAAACTAAGGCTAAATGTAGAGCCGCTAAAAAGTGCTTAGGCAAGGCTAAGAAGTAATGCCTTTTAGCAAGTATAGCCCAAAGCAAAAGAAGTTAGCTAGGGTTGCTCCTCCAAGAAACAAGATCACAGCGGCTGATCTTAAGAAGGTGAAACGTGGCGGCAAAAAGAAAAAAAGCTAATGACGCTTGTGCTAAAAAAGTCAAAAGCCGCTACAAGGTCTGGCCTTCAGCATACGCTAGTGGTGCTGTAGCTAAGTGCCGTAAAGTTGGTGCTAAGAACTGGGGTAACAAGAGTGGCCGTAAGAAAAAGTAAAGCAGGAGCATCACTCAAGAAGTGGTTCGGGCAGAACAAAGGCAAGGGTTGGGTTGACTGCAAGACAGGTAAGCCTTGTGGACGCTCAGGGCCCAAGGACAAGCGTAAGAGCTATCCTGCTTGTAGGCCAACCAAAGCCGCTTGTAAGGCCGCAGGTGCTAAGACAGCCATGAAGAAAAAGACATCTTCATCTCGTGTTAATTGGAAAAAGAAGGCTAAGTGATGCCAAAGTCAAAAGACCCTAAGTTAGCCAGAGCAGGCGTAAGTGCTTACAACAAACCTAAGCGAACTCCGGGCGGCTCTAAGAAGTTCGTAGTGGTTGCCAAAGAAGGCGACAAAACCAAGACTATTCGTTTTGGTGATCCTAATATGACGATCAAGAAAGACCAACCTGCTCGTCGTAAGAGCTTTAGGGCTCGTCACAAGTGTGACACTAGCCCACCAAGTAAGCTAACTGCTCGTTATTGGTCATGTAAAAAATGGTAACACTTGACTTTTTAGTCAAAATGTGGTATACTAATACATATATACACTAAGGTACTCTCATGACATACTTACAACTTGTCAATAATGTTCTTAAGCGTCTTAGGGAGCGTACTGTTTCTACTGTTGAAGAAACGGCTTACTCTACGTTGATTAGTATTTTAATTAACGATGCTAAGGAAGAAGTAGAAAATGCATGGGCGTGGTCTGCTTTACGTGAGACACTAACGGTAACAACAGTAGCTGACACATTTAACTATGAGCTTAACGGCACACAAAACCGTCTTACTGTTATTGATGCTTTAAACGACTCTGACAATTTCTTCTTGCAGTACAAAGAAGCACACGAGATGAATAATTTGTTTTTAAACTCTACCCCTTCTCGTGAGTCACCAAGGTACTACTCATTTAACGGAGTGTCATCTGATGGTGACACTTTGATTGATCTGTATCCAATTCCAAATGGCGTCTATACGTTACGGTTTAATGTGATTAAACGAACTGCAGAGTTATCCACAGATTCAGATACCTTAACCATTCCGTCTCAACCTGTTATACATTTGGCATATGCTAAAGCAGTAGAGGAGCGTGGAGAAGACGGAGGTGTTGCAGGTATGTCAGCGTACAATACTGCACAACGGTTTATGTCAGACGCTATTGCACTTGATGCCGCTAAACATCCTGAAGAAACAATCTGGTATACCGTATGACCAAGCTCCTACAGTCAGCTAGTATTGCCGCACCGGGCTTCTTTGGATTAAACACCCAAGAGTCTGGTATTACGCTTGAGTCTGGCTTTGCATTACAAGCTACCAACTGCGTAATTGATAAGTTTGGACGTTTAGGTGCTCGTAAAGGATGGGTATTTTTAGACGAGTCTACTGGTGTTGGTCTTCAAGGGATGCATCGATTTGTTGATATTGATGCCGCTGAATACTTTGGTGCATGGTCAGATACGAACTTTTACATCTACTCTGCAGGCACACTAACAGCAGTTACCTACTCAGGGTCACAGTCGATTACTGAAGGTAACTGGCAGGCTGTGACATTAAATGATAGAGCTTACTTGTTCCAATCTGGTTATGAGCCACTATACTTTGACACACTTAGTGGTGAAGTAAAAGACATTAGTCAAGCCTTAAGCACAGCAACTGTAACAATTACATCTGCATCAACTACTGCTACTGTCACACACACATCACACGGGTTTACTACAGGTGATCAAATAACCATTAGCGGTGCAACTGAAACAGAGTACAACGGTACGTTTACCATTACTGTTACTGGCGCAAACACTTACACCTATACATTACCTAACTCAACATCAAGTCCTGCTACAGGAACAATTACTGCGGCGTGGTATCATGATGTACCACCAGAAGCAAATGCGGCATTATCAGCTTATGGTCGCCTTTGGGTTGCTAATACAGCTACTAATAAAACAACCGTGTATTGGTCTGATTTGTTAGATGGCTCAGACTGGAGTTCAGGCACTGCAGGATCATTAGATATTTCAAGTATTCTTGTCAATGGTAATGATGAGATTATTGCATTAGGTGCACACAATGGTTTCTTGATTGTCTTCTGTAAAAACAACATTATTATCTTTGGTGACAGCGATACTGCTCAAACATACCTTGACCCTACTACACTACAATTAGTAGAAGTGATCAACGGTGTTGGTTGTATTGCAAGAGACAGTTTACAAAACACAGGTACAGATATTTTATTCCTGTCTGACTCAGGTTTGATGTCGTTAGGTCGAGTCATCCAAGAGAAGTCAACACCAATGCGTGACTTGTCAAGAAACGTGCGTGATGATCTTGTACAGTTAATTGAGTCTGAGACACCTGCTAACATTAAGTCAGCCTACTCAGCAACAAACGCATTTTACTTACTTGCATTCCCAACAACTAAGCAAGTGTATTGTTTTGACATGAGGGGGCCATTACAAGACGGCAGTGCTCGTGTAACCATCTGGAACAACATGGAGTTTACTGACTGGCTTGGGTTTGATGGTGAGATATATATGACTCATGCTGATGGTCTTGCTCGTTATGCAGGCTACCAAGACAACGGTGAGTCGTATCGTATGGTGTACTTTACAAACTACTTTGATCTTGGTGCGCCGTCACAAACAAAAATACTCAAGCGTCTGTCTATGACAGTCATTGGGGCCACAGGACAGGACTTTGTTGTTAAGTCAGGGTTCGATTATAACGATCAATATAATTCATATGGGCTGACAGTTAAAACTGCTACCACTTATAATTACAATCTGGACAACTACGGTGTGACTGGTCATTCTGATACAGCTACTCAAGGTTCGACAACTGTAACTGTCCCAAGTAATGTACAAGGTGACGATGAGTTACATTACGTTCTTGATTTTAGTTTGACAAAAACAGAAGAGTATAGTGTTCCGTTTTCTGTGTGGTTAGATTCTGATACATACTACTACACAACAAATACAGCGGAACTATCTATAACAAATATTACATCCGCTGATCCTGCTGTGGTTACTTCAACAGGCCATGGTTTAACAACTGGTGATAGTGTCTATATTTACGATGTTGTGGGATTGGAAGAGTATTCTGTCAGTCGTATAAACGGTAAGTCATTTACAGTCACAGTTATTGATTCTGATACATTTGAGTTAGATGATTTTGATTCTAGCGGTCTTACAAGTTACACATCTGGCGGTAAACTTATTAAGACATTAGGTAGAACCTTAACCACATTGTATTTACAACCAAGCTCATTCACTTCAGAGTATGCAGGTGGCACATTGGTTGACACAGTCCGTGCGCCGGGATCGGGTAGTGGATCAGTATTACAATTAGGATTTGAAGCAGACCTGAATGGTGGTGCTTTGTCAATTCAAAAGATGGACGTCTATGTTAAACAAGGTAGGACAATCTAATGAGTTCATATACTAAATCAACAGACTTTGCCTCTAAGGATGCCTTGCTAACAGGTAATCCATTGAAGGTTGTCAAGGGTACAGAGATTGACGATGAGTTAAATGCAATTCAAACAGCAATCAATTCTAAGGCAGACTCTAATTCTCCTGCGCTAACAGGGACACCGACTACCCCGACAGCGGCGGCAAGTACAGATACTACTCAAGTTGCATCTACGGCTTTTGTGCAAGATGCTATTTTACAAACAGGTATTATTGGTACTACACAACTTGCAGATGATGCAGTAACAACTGCAAAGATTGCAGATGATGTAGCTCTTGGTGGTAATCCAACTACTACAACACAAGAAGTAGATGATGATTCAACAAGAATTGCGACAACTGCTTTTGTACGTGACGCAATTAATGAATATGTTGATACAGGAACATTTAATGATGGTGTGTCCGGTTATTTAATTCTACCTAATGGTATGAAGGTGGCTTGGGGCAGGACTTCAAATTTGAGTTTTACTGGCGGTGCATACTCACAAGGAAGTAGGGCTGAAGAAACTGATTCATTACCTGTGTCATTTTCCGCTGTATACCACGCTCAAGCAACGACATTAACGAGTGACAACATCTATGCGGGTGTCGAGTCATTAACTACATCTCAAATACGAGTATGGGCAAGATGTCATCAAGATACAGGTTCATATTCTGCATATATTTATTGGATGGTTATTGGCGAATAAGTGATCAAAACACCAGTAGCAATACAACCTGCATACACGATTTACTTTGAACGGTTTGCAGATAGAACTTGGATACATATGGATGTTCGGAAGTGGACTCCTGCAATTAAAAAAGAATTAGTACAAGTACAAGGACTACTGCAGATGATGCATGGTCAACCTTTTTACTGTTTGAGTGACAACCCTAAGTTAGAAAAGTTTGCTCAGTCAATTGGATACAAGTACGTGGAAACACTGCATTGTGATGATGGAATAGATAGACCTATGTGGAGATATACAAATGGGTAATATCATAGGCGGTATCACTAACGCCTTATTTGGAAAAGGTGGTGCAGGCACTGCCGGAGAAGCTGTTGCTCGTGCGAGAGAGTTAGGCACCGGTGCTCGTTTTAATCCATATACGGTAACAACAAGTACCGGGAGCACGGCGTATGACCCTACAACTGGTCAATATCGCACAACATTAACAAGCCCACTTCAAAAAATATTGACTCAAGCAACGACTGGAGCAGGGTCACTTTTTGGCCTAGCGACTGAATTTGATCCAGATGTTAGGGCCGCAGAAATTTTTGAAGAGCAAGCTAATCTTCTAACCCCCGCTTTTGAAGAACAAGCCACACAACTTCAAAACAGACTCTTTGGTAGTGGTAGATTAGGTCTACGACTAGCAGGAGAGTCACAGGGATTAGGGACAGGCTCAGGCATGGTTCAACCAGATGCTCTTGGGTTAGGTCGTCAACAACAACAAACACTTGCACAGTTAGCTCCTTTAGCCCGTCAGCAAGCCTACGGAGAACAACAGTCTCTTATTGGAATGGCTAACAGTATGCTTGGGGCAGGTCTTAACCTTGCTCAGGTCGAAAATAACCTCATGTCACTTGGGCTCTCTGCAGAGCAAGCTCGTGCGGCGGCGTCATTGGGCGCGGCTAATATGGAAATAGCCCCTTATACTACTAAAGCTCAAATAGAACAAGAACAACGTGGTCAGAATGCTGATTTCTTTGGTAATTTAATAACAGCCTTTGTCCCAAAGCCAACGCCGTGAGTAATATGTCAACTGCGGCTACTTACGGCACTAATGTTTTTGGCAGTACACAAACTAATATGTTGAGAGCACAAGATCAAGGTTTATTTGCAAACGGAGCCGATCAGTTTATGTTTAATAGATTTGGTTGGAGTCCTTGGAGTTAAAAATGGCAAAACCAGACACAGTATATTCTCTATTCGGAATGAAGACGCCGCAACAAGTTGCCGCAGAGCGTCTTAGACAACAACAGGATTTTCTTAATCGACGCCGTACCGGCTTTGGCCAATCAGGTGCCGCTATTGGGTTAGCCCTTAGGAATCTCTTTAGTGGGCCTGATGAAGAGCTACAGCAAGCTGAAGAATTAGACCAAATTGCTTCTAGTTATCAACCCGGTAACATTCAGAACATGGCTGAGACCTATACTCGTCTTAAGGAAGCCGGTGCCCCTGCAGAGACTTTGTCTAAACTTTCAGGTGACATTACAGCCGCATCGTCTGTATTTAATGAAAAACAACAGGCTATTCGTGAAGCGGCACGTCAAAAAGAAGAAGCCCAGATTGCCTTGAATGCAGGTACAAAGTACATTATGAACCAAGATTCTGAACTTGGTGAATTAGTTCAAGCTAAATCAATTTCTGTTAAAGACGCTATTGATCTTTTACAGAAATCTAAGAAAGGCACTGAAGCAATAGACCTTGCGAAGTTCTTAGGTATGCCTAATAACGTCTTACAGTCATTTGATCCTGCCTCAGTCAAAAAAGCTAATCTTTTACGGCTACAAGGCCCTAACGAAGGTGAGCCAAATCTTGCATTTGTGCAACGTGTCAATGACGCATTGATGGGTAAGCCAGAAAAAGTCGAGCCTGTTAAAGAATTGACATTTGAAGACTTCACGCAAATTCCTGCAACATTACTTGATAGTTATTCTGCAGGGTCACGCTTACAAGCTCGCCAAGAGTTTGCTAAAGGAAAGAATGAAGGTGAATCAGACAATGAGTTCCGCCTGCGTGTCTTAGGAAAGTTGTTGGTTGGCCTAACACCACAACAAAAGAAACGTGCTGAAGAGCTTTCACAATCAGCCCGTGTTGCTGTAGACGGACAACCCGCATTTAACAAATTCTTTAACTCAGTAGATGAGGCATTTACAGGCCCCGGTGCTGAAGGATTACTTGGATTTGGTCGTTTGATTAATGCAATTGGTGGTAGTATTGAAGGCGTTCCTGAAACAGAGTACGTTCAGAAGTTCTTGTCCGCTGAAACATTGAATGCCGCACAATTCATGAAAGGCGCATTGTCTAACGCTGATATTGAATTCTTGAAAGAACGTGTCGGTCGTTTAGGCAACACAGCAGAAGGTCTAAAGCAAGCCTTTGCCGCACTTGAAGCACAGAAGTTACTTGACCAAATTGTGTATGAAGCTTACATGAATACTGCTGACAAAGCGAACTTTAACGAAGCGGATATTGTTCGCCAATATCAAGAAAAAGTTTATGACAGAGTTCGTCAAAACCGTGGCGTCAACTTCTAATTAAGGATCTATTATGGCAGAACCATTTGACCAACGAGTAGGACTCATTCTCGACAAATATGACGCAATGGCTTTAGCGGCACAGCAGAATGCCGCGCCTGACGAGCCGGGGCCACAGATGAGTGATTTAATTCCTCCAGTGGCCGCAGGATTATCCCAAGTAGCAGTTCAGGCCATTCCTCAATTAAGGGCCTTGGGTCTACCTGCACGAGGTGCCATGACCTTATTATCAGGAGCAGGTGGTGCCGCAGGTGGTGAAGCATTACGTCAGCAAGTTGCAGAAGAACCTTACGATCCTGATAAAGTCGCTCAAGCAGGAATTGAAAACGCTTTGTACGATATGGGTGGTAATGTGGTTTTCCGCTACGGCGGTAAACTAATTAAGATCCCTTACCAGTATGTCCGCAAGCTTTTAAACAAGAATTATGGCGAGGCACTCTCCGGAGAAGCAGATGAAGCCGCTGTTGCGGCACAGAAGTGGCTACAGGAGCGAGATGCCAAGGCGTCTTTAACAGCCTATCAAGCGGCAGGCAAAACTTCAGATGCTTTGAAAGAAGGTATTGCTCGTGCCTCTATCTTATCCGGTAGCGTTGTTCGTGACTTAGATCAAGCACAGATTAACGTCATTGCAGAGGAAGTCAATCGTTTAACCAGTAACGCAACCAACATTACTCGTGAAGAGTTTGGTGAGCAATTTGCCGCCGTTATGAATGCAGGTGAAGAAGCACTCAAGAAATGGGCGGGCCCTCGTTATGAAGCCATTGACAATTTAGGATATGGTCTTAAAGTTGACTTAACTAAAGTTAAGAAGGACGCCGCAGAAAAACTCAAAAAGTTCCGTGAGATTGCCGCTGTTCCTGAAAAGCGAGCATTTATTCAACAACAAATTTTAGGTATCCAAGGAAACTCTTTGACATTTGCTCAAACACGAGCAAAGTTATCTGATCTTAAATCTCTTCAACGTAGCATGGAAAAGAAAGATCCTCGTTATGAAGTAATTAAAGAAGCAATTGATGAGCTTGAAAATGCAATGGAAATTTCTGCCGCCCGTGGCGGTACAGATGTATTTAAGTTTTACCGTCAAGTCAACGACGACTTTAGTAAAACAGCACAAGCACTCCGTAGTGATGTAATTCTTGATGCAATGGCTAAGAATCCTGAAAGGATGGGTGAGTATTTCTTCCGTAGCGGTAATGTAACTGAAATCAAAAAGACCTATGAAGCTCTTGCTGATATTGCTAAGAACAATAAAGACTTGACTGAAGATGTTGGCCGTATGGTGACTAGCTTCCAAGAAAGTTATCTTAAGTCAATCTTTGGATCAATTAAGGACGAAGCATCACTTAAGTCTGCTTTAGATATGCTGAAAGACCCTAAGAACCGTGAGACGCTTGATACAGTCTTAGGTGGGGCTAAAAACTTCAAAGGGGTTGAGCCAAAATGGAGACAGGTAAATGCGCTGATTAACGCTATGGAATTTTCAGCCAAGCGTCCAAAGTCCATGATGTCTCTCTTCATTGCGTCAAAAGAAGCAGGCCCAATTGGACAATTAGTTTCTGGGACAGTCTCTGT